TTAGTTAATGTCAATATCGTTATCCGACCCATCTTCCCAGTTCAAGTCATTGTCGGCTTGGAAGATGAGAGTAAATTCATTGCCCACGAAGTTTAGATTGGCGGTGTGACGCACATTTGCACCGGGCACATAGGATAGCTTAAAGTTCTCATATCGCCATTCCCTCTCCTCTCCATTCAATGTATAGTTGACAATAATCGTCTTGTTATCACCAAGAGCAAGCACATCAGTGGTGGGATTGGCAGCAGGATTGGGCAGCAACAGCAATGTGGTTCCATCGGGATTATCGATCGAATAACCCATCAATTGCGAGCTTTCGCCCGGAATCGTCTGCGGTTCCGTCATCAAGTCAAACCGACCGCTGAACGAATCCTCACTAAGCGTCTTTACACTCCGCTTTGCATCTGCGCCTGAGAAATCGAACTCACCCGTGCGATAAAACCGGCCCTGAAAAGATAGCGACCTTATAGTCAAGTCATTGCTCGTGTGGTTGTGAAAGCGGAATCGTATACCGGTCAATATATGAGAGAATACCAGATCCACCTTGCCGTTGCGGCGGGTGTGGTCAAACTTCGCTGCAATCAGTGCATCGCTTATGAGGTTATGGTCAAGAGGCGTAGGATTGTCACCCAAGCTTCCGTCACTAAACGGCATCTCAAACTTCAATACAGGCACACCCATGCCCGAAGCAGGCGACATTGTAAAACGACCTTTACCGCCATTGGCACAAGCTATAAAGGTATAAGTGTAGCCATAAGATGTTTCAACATCGGCAATGGAATTACTTTTTGCCTTCCATTGCTTCGGATCAGTGTAAGACATCATAGAGCCGTCGACAGTGACTACCTGATTATTAAACACATCAGGAGTGGAATAGGACGACTTCTGAGGCCACTTGACATTGTAGGCGGCATTCCAGTCATCGCTATTACCATCGATTGTGCGAGGCACACAATAGCCCCACACATTAAACGAGGTCACGCCTCCGTCGCCAAACTTATCGACCAGCGTAGAGCGCGACATTGCCGACCCGTCGCCGCCATTCAACACAAATGAAGGGGTGCCGAATGTTATATAATCGGCGGGGTCGTAGACCGGTGTCAGGTTGTCGGAATCATCGGAGCATCCCGACATTACGGCAGCCGTCAATGCAACAACTCCGGCAACGGTGATTCGTCGTATATAATTATTCATCATCTTACTTGTTTTTTACTTATTGAGGCAAATAGTTTCCGCCCTCGGCATCTTCCCAGTCCTGAATTGTGGGAAGGCTGAACAGGATGTACTGGTCGGGGCCTATGGTGAAGGAGTAGCGGTAGGTGCGCGAGGGCTGGTAGCCGCCTGTAAGGCTGTAGGATGCCTTGTAGATGTCGGCGGTTATATAATCCGCAAATCCAAAAATCCGCCGAAACCGATACGAAAGGTTCAAAATCCGCTGAAAATCGAGCAAAATCACAATTCCAAAGGGTTATTGAATTGTAACTCGCACAACATTATAAAGCATTAAAAAAGAGCGTCGGAAACAACACAAATCCAACGCTCTTTTGCTTTATAAATCATGCGACATTGTACAGCATTATATCTGTATAATGCGAATTAAAGTTCATCGATGCGTTGAACTCCTTTCTCGTGGCTCCAATGAATGGATTTCCGAGACTGTTATTCTTGCCGAGCCAATCACATAGCTCAATGATCGAGGACTTGTTAGACGTGAAATAAACATATCTGTGACCGACAAGAACCTTTAGGACATCGAGATAATCAGACAGTTTCCAATACATATTGTAAGTGCCGACATCCGTACTCAAATAAGGCGGATCTACAAGAAACACAACACCCGGAGTGTCTCGATATTGCTCAAACAATACCTTGTAGTCACATGAGGCAATCGTAAGCCCTTCAAGATAATCTGAAGCATCGGCATAGTCCGACTTCCTGATATTGTTGTAAAGGGCCTCTTTTTTCATTTCTGCGATACTTTGTTTATACTTCATAGAAAACATGAGCGCCGAAGATATAGTAATGAAGTCTATATACCCGTGTTCCCGTTCCTCTTGTTCCAACCGGGCAAACACTTCGTCTCGCTTTGCCCCTCTGACACAACCGTGTTTTGGAACCTCTCGTACAATATCCCGCAGATCCACCAAAAGGGCATTGGTGCGCGGTATGTTCTCAAGACGGAAACGATAATTGTCAAAATCGTTATATACCACAGTGGCATCCGGACGTTGGCATTTGGTTATATGGGACAGCAGCCCGGAACCGCCGAAAAGATCCACAAACACATTAGCGTCCCGGATCCCACTCAAGATCTTCTTATACTCCCGGACAAACATACGCTTTTGCCCCACAAACGGCAATGGTGCCGACAAATATTCTTTTCTCATATCATTTTATTTTTGCGGTTGCAAATGTCGCCATATTCCGGAAAACGGAGCAGCGGTCCCACAGTATCAACACTGCAAGACCGCTGCACTATAATGACATTATAATACCGTTCGTCACACGTTCAAATCAAACTTGACACCCTCTTCCCCGGCAAGCAACCGGCGCGTGCGCTCCTCGTTGCTTTCGTAGATATGCACATTGCCAATATTGAGTGTTATGGACTTCAATGGCAGGTCTATCTGACGCGACATCAGATATAGGTGATAGAGATCGGAGGGCAGTCCTAAATTGGCGTCTGAACTGCGCTGGTATGCAGATACCACCAATTCGCCTCCCTCGATCTGGAACTGGACCAGACTAAGGCACGGGGCTTGGTTGCTTTCCGCATCCGTCGATCCGAGGAACAGCACATAATTCTTACTGTTGCGCTTCTCCCGGTTTATTTTGGCGATAAGGGGAGGCAGCTTAGACAGGTAGGTAGGATAACTGTTGACAAGCGTCTGACCGCAATAGTCCCACCAGTTTATACCCGCTTCCCGATAACGTTCCACCGACCGTTCGCCCCTCATGAAGAGCGACAGTTCGGTCTTGAGCTTTTTACGCGCTATGCTGTGGGTCTCGAATATGTCGAGCAGATCACCCGGAACAAGCGCAAGACTCTGATTGAGCAGATAGATTATGCTCCCCTTCTTATTCTCCTGACGCTTGCCGTCTGTGAGAATTTTATTCAGAATGTGATGATATTTGTTCATGCTCTATGATATTATGAGTTATGACGCAAATATACCGCATTCAAGGTCGTTTTAATGTTCCGGAGGTGTTATCTATACTGCACTGCCTATGCAGTCGTTCTGGAAGCGTTTAATCAATGAATACACCTTGCGCTCGCTGACTCCGTACTTCTCCGAAAGCATTACCACGATATAGGACACCTTTTCTCCATCGCCAAGCATCCGGGAATAATCGGCATACAGATCGATATAGCGGGCATCCTCAAGCCTCACACCGGAGGCATAGAGCCGGTTTAACAGCTCCCGGTGGAAATTTAATATCTCAAATATCTTCATTTTACGCAATTATTTGTAATTTTGCACCATCTGACCACGTAATAGTAATGCGACACGTCGCAGCTAAGGGCATTAGCCCCCGGCTGTGCGGCGTGTCGCATTATTGTTAGTACGTGGTCAGATACTACTAACAGGCCGGGGGCTTTTATTGCACCCCGGCAAGAATAATTCAATACAATTTAAACAGCGTTTAAATGCCGTTTAGGTTAGCAGAAGCACTTGGCCAATAGTTCCAAGAAGCCGCGCTTTGACCACTCGTACTTGCCGGTCATTGGATGGGCGACGGCGAGGGTGATTGTTCCATCGGTGCCGATGCATCGGAGGATGCCTTGCAGTTCGGCTGATGACAAGCCCGACGGCTCGTCCACCTCGTCGGCGGCGTGCTTCATGCGTAGGTCGATTTCGGCTTGCTTAAGGTCGGCGTAGGCAGCGTAGAAAGCCTCGCGATCGTCGCGCTCTCGCAGCTCTTCGGCTCTCTTTACTTGCTCATCCGATGGCATTGCAGGTCGCGGGATTTCGTTGCCCTCGGCGTCCTTTTGGCCCTCAGTCCAATTGTCATGCTCGGCAATCTGCTGCTCGATTCGCTCCATTTCGGCAAATTCCTGCGCCTTTTTGTCGAAATCCTTATACTTGTCATCCTTTTCCTTAAGCGCTTTTACAGCGTCGGCAATGAGCGCGTTGAAGCTTTCGGTGAGCTTGGTGTGCTTAGCCGATAGAAGCAACACGGCTGTTGCTGTTGCGTCATCGAGTGTGCGGTCGCCTTGCTTGAAGGGGATTGACTTCAAAAGAAGCGAGCGGTAAAATGCTTTGTCGTAGGTGATTTTCTTTGCCATAGTGTCAGTCTTTAGATTTGTGAGGGATTGGATGTGATTAGAGCGTTGACGCTCGCGATGAAGTTGTTGATGGCCTGATGCGCGGGGATTTCGTCGATGGTCTTGTCGTAGTACTCAAGTCGCTTATACCCCATCGAGGAGTCGAATGACACGCCTTGTCCCATGCCGCTGCCTTTGGCAACCAAACTGCCGTTGCTTACAGTTCCCATTACGCCGTTGGAAACATCGACATCTGCTGCGATGTCGTAGGTGCGGTTTTCGTCGTCGTAGTTGTTGTATCTGATGCGAGCAGATACTGCTTTCACTGTTGTCATTGTGTTCATAATCTCTGTTTTTATAGGTTAATAATTAGTTTCGTGTAATCTGCGCCGTCAGCCACTGTGCGATGACCCAGCTTGCCCCTTGGTCGGTGGAAGCCTCGACGACTATGCCCTTGGTCACGCCGACGGGGATGATGCCCTGTAGGTTCAGGTACACGGTGGCCGTCACGTTTGGCCCGATGGTCACGAGGTTGGTGAGCGTAGTGACATTACCATTGGAGGTTATGCCCGCTTCCACGGTCTTGCCGTCGTAGGGGGTGTTGTAGGTAGGGTCGCCCGCTGTCTGCCTGAAATCGCCCACGGCGTGTGCGCGTAGCATCATGCGCACGTAGGTGGCGTTGGCAAGAGTGCCTCGAGTGTGTACGGCCAAGTTGCGCGTTCCCGTATTTTTGATGGATGTCTTGATGCCGAGGTCGGTTGTGTAAGATGTCTTGACCGTCGTGAGGTCGAAGAAACTCGCCGTAGTGGCAGGAAATGTTACGGTGTATTGCAGCCCCGTGAACACGTAGGAGAAGAAGTTGGCGATTGTTATGTTGGCCTGATGTTCGGTGTGCGTGTGGTCGTTCCACGGTGCGAGGTAGCCGAGGCCGGAGAAGTCGGCGTTTACGGCCTTGAAGTGGTCGCCCGATGCCGCCGCTCGGTGGCTCTCGCCCGTCGACGACAGCCCCATGACCCCGTAGATTGCGATTAGCTTCACCTCGCCGTTGTCGATGTCTACGGAGGGGAACTTGGCCTTGAACGCCGTCTTTAGTTCCGGCATGGTAATCACGATGGACTGCCCGTCGAACTTTCCCATCGCCGACAGTTTCTTTGTGGATGCCGCCCAAAGGAACGGAGTGTCGGACGAGAAGCTGCTGCTGTCCTTATAGTAGAGCTCCACGACATAGACGAGGTTGGTTTCCGGCCAAAACTCATTGATGCCTATTTCGGTGTTTGCATCGGCTTGGATGTAGAAGCGCAGGGAGTTGGATGCGAATCCATTAATGGTAATCTGTGACCCCTTGTTGCCGTCCATGCCCGCGAGAACGGGCTGTACAGCGTTTTGGTTGTAGCCGTCGAAGTCGTCGAGGCGTCCGTAGTCGGTAGTGCGCAACGGCAGATAGGTGTAGTTTTTATATCCCGATGCCGCTCCCGCCACCTTGACACCCATACTGGCGTTTTTCAGCATATTGGTTCCCGTCACTCGCGGGTACTCCATGCCCCAAGTGCCCTCGCCTGAATTGTGTTGAAAGGGCCGGGGCAGTGAGGCGTATGAGCTGTTGCGCAGCGGCTTGGTTCTTGACCACTTGTTTATTGTCGATGCTGATATTGCCGAATAGCTGTCGTAGTAGCCGTCGCTTTTGCGACCGACGCCGAGCGTTCCGCAGATGTCGGGTTCCACGCCTACGGGAGGCGTGATTCTGCCGTTGCTGTGTCCCATTATGCAATCCTCCTTTCCATTTTATCTATTTGTTGTTTAAGTTCTCGATTCTCGCGCTTTAGCTGTCGCACCTCGCGTTTAAGCTCCGATACATCGTCCTTGACGCCGAGAAGCTCGGAGGCCATCGAGATGACACAGGCGAGGGCGACTTTAGAGTAGTCCATACCGAGGAATCCGTTGTCGCGAACATACACCGACAGTGGTAGATGCTTATGCCAATACTGTGCGATAGACCCCATGTCGAGCTTTCCGTTATCGAGCCACGAAAAGACAACATTGGGTGCCTTGGCGATAGTAGTAAGCGGCACGTGGATGTCGCGGATTATTCGCTTTTGTCGGGCATCGGAACTTGTGTTTTGACCTCTGAACGACATGTAGCCGTTAGTCCAAATGCCACCGTTGGCAAAGAACACGCCCGCCGAGGTCATCGAGAACTTTGTCAATGCGCCGAACGCGAAGTGCATCTCGGTACCGGAGTTTAGCAGCTCAAGGGCAAATAGTCGGTTGGCGCCGGTTACATCAGATGCTGCACCGTAGCGATGGGCGACCAACAAGGGGGTCTGATTGTAGTTATTGACCAATGCGATGCCGAGTTGTCCGGCGCCGTTGTTCCATGTCGTGCCGGGATATTGGCCGTCATAGTTCAATCTGACGCACCCCGGGAAGTAGGCATTCTGACTGCCGTCGTAGCTATACAGATGTCCATTGGCGGCCATCGACGATGCCGTTATCCATCCAAAGCCGCCGTAGGCCATGATACAATACACTGCGAATGGCGAATTGTTACTTCCTACGCTTGTGCATTTGAAGGTGAATCGAATGCGTCCGTATTGAACGCCAGGGCCATTTCCGACGCGGCAAACATGGGTAGCCTCGCCACGTTCGTACACGGCAAGGACACTTCTCTCAATCTGATCGAGGCCGGCAACAAGACCGGCTCCGCAGATGTTTACGAGCGGTTATGCGAGAGATGCAACAACGAGATCTCAAAACTGTTCCTCGGGAACACGCTTACCACCGAGTCATCCGACACCGGCACTCAGGCACTTGGCACCGTGCATAAGAAGGGGGAGGATAAAATCGCCCAGTCCGACCGGCTGTATGTCCTCGATGTGCTCAACTATGAGGCTGCCGACATATTCGCCCGCATGGGCATCGACACTACCGGTGGTGAGTTCTGTTTCCCGGAGAAAAAGGATCTTGATCCGACATCCAAAATCAATATACTGACACAACTGCGCACCGGCTTCAATCTGCCCGTTGATGATGATTACCTCTACGAGGAATTCGGTATCAGCAAACCGGCAAATTATGAAATGATAAAAAAAGAGGAGCAGGAACGACGCGCCCGGGAAGCGGAGGAGGCGAAGGCCGCCGCAGAACAGATACCGCAAAATGACGGTGACACGGAGGATGATCCGGACAAAGACAACAAGCCGGGAAATGGGGAACAGGGTGACGGCAAGGACCTGCCGGAACCTGACGAAAAACAAAAAAAGACTTTCAAAAACTGGCTGAAAAGTTTTTTCGCAAAAGCCCCGTGGAACACCGGGGCGGTTTTAGAATGGTAGTTGACGGTCTTTATTATGACAAGGACACCGAGGTTGCGTCATCGTTCGATTTTTCAGACGAGACACTGCGCAATGCCCTGTTGAATATTTACTCAAAAGACTTCCATCCGGCATCCGACATCGAAGTCACTCTTTTTAACGAGGTGTGGGCGACAATGGATAAGGCGGTAAAAAAAGCCTTTGGCAATGTGTCGCCCTCCGATCCTGACGCTGACTTTATCGAAGCCCTGCGCCGGAATAACGCTGTGTTCTCGGCATTCAAGGTACACCGGGCGCAAAATGACATGGCACGTCTTTTATTGGACTCGAATGGCAATCTAAAGCCGTTTGAACAATGGTTGAACGAGGTTATGCCTATTGCCAGCCACCAGTGCCGGACTTGGCTCAAGACCGAATACGACACTGCTGTCATACGTGCGCATCAGGCTGCGGACTGGCGTCAGTTCTCAAGGGAAAAAGACATTCTTCCAAATCTTAAATGGGGACCGTCAACCTCCATCACTCCGGGGGAGGATCATCGCATATTCTGGGGTGTTGTGCGCCCGATAGACGATGATTTCTGGAGCCATCACAGACCGGGCGACCGTTGGAACTGCAAATGCACGCTGTCATCAACCGACGAGCCCGTGACACCGGTTCCCACAGGAACCGGCCCGTCATCAACACAGCAAAAGGGGCTGGAGAATAATCCGGGCAAGGACGCAAAGCTGTTTTCCGACACCCACCCGTATAAGACGGAGGCTCATGCCGGTGCAAAGAAAGCGGTTGACAGGTTGTTGAAACGGCTGGAGGAGATGATGAGGGAGATGCCGGAATATTTCACCGACGAGGAAAGAACCGCCATAGCCCGCGACAACCTCGAGATTGAAAAGGCCCTTGGCATAACAAAGGGCAAGCCTATGACGGTGGAGGACGCGGACAAACAGTCCGCAAACCCGAATTATGTGCCTAAATACATCCTCGATCCCAAGGGGATATATCAAGACAAATACGGTAAGACCTATCGACTGAACAAAAAGTATGACGAAACCAGACACCGGCCGTTCGGTATAAACTGCCAGACATGCGCTCCGGCATATTCATTACGTCTAAGAGGGTTCAATGTCACTGCAAAGGCGAACACCAAGGGTTCCAAACTCGAACATCTAAGCCAAGGATACAACTGTTGGAAAGTATGGCGCAACTTAGATGGCACCCCAGCAAGGCATACAAGCACCAATGACTGGATGGTCGACAAAAAATATAAAATAATGACCCCCAAGCGTTATCTTGAGTTCTTTGATGAAGTCTGCAAGGAGGAGGGAGTGTATGAGCTTTCAATAGGCTGGAAAAGAGGGGGCGGCCACGCCACAATCATACAGCGTTTCAAAGACGGCTCACTGAAATATATAGAGCCTCAGGCTGACAATTCCGAAGGTTCGGGATATGAGTTCAAGGACCTTAAGTATCTTGCGGAGAATGGGGCTGCCACCAATCACGGCTGCCGTGGGATTATGCGTATAGACAACAAGTTATTCAATACCGAATTCATCGGCATCTTCGATAAGTGAGTCCAGTATGTTCATGGCTATATCTCCCGTAACCTCGTCCACAGTAGTGCCGTCATACAGATATACCGGGCAAACTCCGGCTGTAATATCATCCGGATAATGGTAATAATAGACCTGCGCACCTTGGAATTCTCCAAGATACTCCACATGCTCACCGTACATCGCCCGGAGCTCGGAGGCGGCCTTCATTACCTGTGACGGGATGTTCATTGTAATATGCAGTTTATAATCCACAAAAGTAACATTATTTTTTTATTGCAACAACATTATGGATATAAAAGATTTCGCAAGGCTGGTCAAAGCCAAACGCGGTGAGCTTGACACCCTTATGCGCCGGAATATGCCGGTGATCGCCGGACGTATGGCTAAAGACCATTTTCAGGACAATTTCCGCAAGGGCGGCTTTGTGAACGGAGGTCTGCATCCGTGGAAGCCGGCAAGAAGGCTGTCATCAGGCAATCCAGCGGCCGCATCAAATTACGGAACCCTGCTGTCCGGACGCAACCACCTTTTCAGCTCCATAAAATATATGCCGGGGGATTACCGGGTGCGCGTCGCCAACGATGCGCGCTATGCCCCGCTGCATAATTGGGGCGGCATTGCAAACCCGACCGTTACAGACCGCATGAGACGCTTCGCATGGGCGATGTTCTATAAATCCTCAGGACAGACGAAAAAAGCCGGTACAGGGCAAAAGAAACGCCAAAAAGGCGGTTCCGGTAAGCAGCCGGAGAATACACAGGCACAATTCTGGAAAAGACTCGCGCTGACGAAGAGGCCAAAGCTCAAGGTCAAGATCCCGCAACGCCAGTTTCTGGGAGAGAGTGCCGAACTGTCGGACAGCATAGCCGCCCGGACTGAGAATGAAATTCGTAAAATTTTAAACTCATAAAATCATGGAAGAAATTTTTACCAACATTATGGAGCGCATCGCCGGAGGCATGCCGGAACTGTCCCTCATCGACGAGGACTACGGCCAGCTCGAAATGTCTGCGGAGGAGGACCGATACCCCGTCACATTCCCGTGCGTACTGATTGGCAATATCGATGCGGACTGGCGCGATCAGGGACTCGGCAACCAGAAGGGAGCCGCGCTCATCACGGTACGCCTTGCGGTGGACTGCTATGATGACACTTCCTTTGAGTCCGGAACTTATGACAAGATTAAGGATAGACGGCAAATGGACCTGAAACTATACAAGACGCTGCAACGGTTCAAGAGTGCCCGGTGCGCCACTCCCCTTGTACGTGTCAAGAGCCGGGATTATGCCCTGCCGGGATATGTCAAGGTGTTCGAGACGACATACGCATTCACCATCAACGACAATTCGGGGCAGTCCCTATAACTCGGGAAACAATGATAACTGGTCGTTGGTAAGACGCGGTTTCTTGACCTTGGGGAGCGGTGGTATATTTTCAGCGTTCCCGGTTCGGATCATGCGCCGGATTATAGCCATTATACGCTCCTCGGAGATAAAGAACTCACGTTCCGAGAGGATTTTCAGTGCGTCATCAAAGCGCAGCCGCTGCCTCTCGGTCCAGTAATAGTAACGACGGCACAAAGCCTCGTCACGGAGCTTTATCAGTTCTTTATCCCGTCCCTTTGCCATGTGATAATTATAATGCAAAAATAGTGAATTTGACGCTATTTAGAGCCAAAAAGCACCGTAAATATTTAATCTACGGTGCTTTATGGTTAAGGGGTTGCCAATATTACACTACAGCCGGCAGAAGCTCGGCTCTATCCGCCGCCATACGCCGTTCTTGTCACGCTGCGAGAAGTAGAAGTTCGTGGCGGTCTTGGTGACCGTATGGCTCTCGCGGAAAAGGCTCATAATGGATTTGTATTCCTCGTCGAAACGGTCCTCCATCTCATAAAGCTTGCTGATGTTCTTGTAGTCGAGGTCACCCTGACGGTTGCGCTCGAGCAGGGTCATCGCCAACTGGTACATGGGATCGTCATACCCCTTCTCGCTTCCGGCCACGTATGCCTTCAGGTATTCCATAAGACGCTCGGCCGCCATGTCGGCACGTTCGTCAAAGGTCTTGACCTTGTTGCTGCGCACCTCGATCTTCATGTCACCGTCAACGATGGTGAAACTCGACTGGTCCTCCTTGCGCAACTGTCCGTACTCACGCATGATGGCGTAGAATCCCTCGGCCTCCCGCTCGATCCAGTCGCGGAACTCACGGACATTCTCCACCAGAGGCAGTAGATGGCCCTTTACCTCGTGCATGAACTGTGCGCGTATGGACTCGTATGCCTCGCGGCGGTCACGGGTGGCCTGCCGTTCCTCGGCTCTGAGTTCCTCAAGCAGCGCCTTGCGGTCGGCCGCTGATCATGGTGCGGTCTGCCGTCTGATGGGTCGTCTCACATTCAGGCGTATAACCCTCTGTCAGTTTGCCACCGCGCTGCAGGGCCAGTCGACGGATACGTTGCGCCTTGTCGCTGTTGCGCTCGAAATTGAGGGCCCTCCACACTTGCTGACGGGAACACCCAAATGCTTTCATGAGGAAAGTCTTGGTTTCGTTGTCTGTCAAAATCTGCTTCTTCATATCCGATATGTTTTATTGTTGCTGAGGTTGGTTGCCTAATTCCCGGCAAAGAGTCATGAATATTTCTTCACACTGTGCGTCATAGCTGCAGAGGGAGCAGTATGCACACGAGTTTGCCAGTTCCTCTTCGGTCATGAACCCTTCGGCTTGATCCAGCGCGGCCTTGACCGCTGTTTGTGTATGGAGTATCGACCCCAACGCCGCCCGCAAACGCCTGTTCAGTTGTTTGTCCGGGTCCGGTTTAATGTAGTTCTTCGCCATAGTCGTTATTTTAAATATTGATTATTGGTGGACGGCACGGGAGTCGAACCCGCCTCTCTGCATAGGTGCACCTCCGCAGTGTTTCAGCCTTCTAAACCTGCCGCCCGGTTCCTCCGGCGTATTTGGCGACACCGGAGGTTCAAATGTTTGTGCCTTTCGGCTTTCGTGGCTCCATGCCACAGGATCGCCCTCTCTTGGGCCTAACCCTCTTATTTCCTGATATGGGTAATCAGCGTTTCGTCATCAAGTCTCTCGGCAATCAGGGCATCCACACGTGCCATCGAGCATTCGCCTTGTGCCACCACAATAAATTCCGTACGACTTGTCTGGTATGCCACAACGTCATCATCGTTTATATACTCCACGAAAGGGCCTACCTTGTCCCACTCATGCTCCGGAACTTCCACTTTTATTGCTTTCATATTCCATCATTTATAAGTTATCGTATAAAGCAGCCTCTGGAGGTCCTCCCTGAGCCGCTGTTTGGCTTCCCTCCCGAGAATGTCCGCCACATTGTGGAGAAGGTTTGTACTTGTCGGATACTGGCTGCCTTCAATCAAGGTCAGTTCTATATTCCTGATATGGTTTTCCAGTGCCATCTTTATTTTGTCTGTGCTATCCCAGCTTGTCAGATGCCGGAGTTCACGTATGGCCTTGAGGTTTATTTGGATCTTATACATTGTCCCTCCGTGCCAACAGAAAAACTGTTCGTAGTTCTCGTTCATCTTGAGGGCATACCTCTCCACGTCACGCTCGTAACGGCGTAAAATACCCTCATACTCAGATTTGAAGATTTTAAGAACCTCCTCTTGGTTTGTCTTTGCCTCATTCATGGTTATTTATTTATTTCGTTTATAATCGGTTTTACAGAACAGCCAAAAACCGTGACAAGTCGATATTTCAGCTTTTCCACATAGGATTCCGGGACCGTGAACGTTATACCGTTCTCCTCATCGTAGCGGAATGAAACACCGTCCATCATCAGGACTCCGGCAACCTTGTGCTTCACACTTTGCGTCTGCCATTCTTTTATTTCGTCTGTCGTTTGCATATTCAATAGTTTTAAAATTCGCTAATCTCGCGCCTTTTTTGTATCTTTGGCGCGGTGGTAACATTTTAACCACACCGCAAAGATAAACATTTTGAGAATATCCACAAAACAAAATGTGGATTATTTTCTCATAACGAGAATTATTTAGCACATTATGACGAAAGCAGACATATTAAATGCCCTTATCAATCACTACTGCGGAGGTAATAAGTCGCAGTTTGCAAAGAAGTTAGGAATTTCGGCACAAGGATTAAGCACTTGGATTAGTCGAAATACTTTTGATATTGAAACAATATACTCAAATTGCGAAAACATCTCAGCAGACTGGCTCATAACAGGCGAAGGAGATATGCTTAAAGAATGTTTAAAGCCCATTGCCTCTACAAACAGAGAAAAGCTTATTTCTACCCGAAGCGGTTCAGAAACCCATTTTGAAGCTCTTACCGAAACTACGAAAAAGGCTCCCGGTGCAATCCCCTTAGTTTCAGAAAGAGCTGTCGGAGGCTTCGCTAATGCACATTTTTCAATAAAGGAATGCGATGTTGTAGCCTACTATATCATCCCTAAGTTCCGATACCTTGCTGTAGACTTCATGATTGAGGTTACAGGGGACTCTATGATACCAAAATTCTATCCCGGTGACATAATAGCCTGCTCAATAATCAATCATTCCCGATACATTGAATGGAACAAATGCCACTTGATTGCCACAATTGACCGGGGAATGCTTGTAAAGCGCATAATGCCGGGGACTGATAAAGACTGCCTAACCGCTGTATCCGATAATAAAGAGTACCCACCTTTTGACATACCAAAAGATGAGATAACCGGCATGGCGCGCATTGTAGGAGTAATCCATATTGAATAACACCACGCGGTTTACACGCAAATACGCATGATAGCCTCTTTTTAACGCACACACGCAAGTTTATGGGCTTTTTAAGGCAAAAACAAGCACAATAAACTATAATACAACTATTTACAACACTCAAACACACTAAAACAATTGGGGGATTTTCCTATAATAATTTTGCGATATTTCGAGGTTATAATAGTAATACGTGTTATTATCCTATGAAATACAAACCTTAAAAAAATGGGAAAACTATCCCCTAACCTATCCCCTAACTTTTGAAACCACTATCCCCTAATGCTATCCCCTAACCTATCCCCTAATAAAAAAGACACAAAAAAGGGGAGCGAAAATCGCTCCCCACAGCATTGAAATGAATAACGCACGAAAGTTGTTATAATGGCGTTATTTTATCATTAATCATTCAGGCCGTCCTACTGCCCCTAATAAGCGTAGACTGCTTAATTATAGCCCTTTTAGTTATCACTGTGCCATTATCCGACAGCCCGGCATGGAGCAGATAGCTCTTGGACGCTCCTACCTGTTCCGGTGTCAAGACAGAATACACCGCAGAGATACTGGCGAAGTACCAGTCCCGCTGTTTCACACCCGTCATAGGGCTTATTAGATGCACATGTATTACCTTGCTCATTTCGACAACAAAAATACGCAAAATATTCCATATAATCACTATTTGGAATATTTTGAGCAA